TGCCGGATGGCCAGGGCCAGCCGCTGGCCTTTTCCATCGGCTACTACAAAACCAACGGCACGAAGGGCAGCAAGCACGCCGTGCGCAAGGGTGGGCAGGCGGGGGGCAGCACGCCCAGCGGCCCCGAGGGGCGCAGCGCCTTCCGCTACAAAGTCAAGGAAACGGGCACCGTGCAGCTCGTGGATTGCGCTACGGGCCAGGCCTTCGCCCTCAAAATCAATCTGCTCTGCCACTTCAACGGCCGGGACATCAAGCACGGCTAGGTCATGAAAGCACGCGATATTAAGGAGTTGGAGGGCGGTATCTACATTCTGCCCGGCGCCCAGGCCGTGGTCGAGCTCACCGGCAGCGACAAGGCCCAGGACGTGAACTATGGGGCCGCGCCCCTGAGCCAGGGGGGCTACAAGATTGCGCCCTGGGGCGCCGACAACCTGCAACCGCAGGCCCTGCTAGCGCTGGTGCACAACAACCACCTCAAGCCGCAACTCATCACCACGGCCCGCGATTTTCTGCTGGGCTCGCGCATCGGCGTGTTCTCGCGCACGGTCGTGGACAAGAAAATCGTGCTGGAGCCGGTCATCGACCCCGAGATGGAGGACTGGTTCGAGGCGATTGACGGCGATTCGACGCTGCAAAGCCTGGCCTACAACCTCGAAACGTTCGCCAACTACTTCGCCGCCCTCTCGCTGGAAAGTAAAAACAGCGTGCAGGCTATCCAAAGCTTCGACTGCACCACCGTGCGCGCCCTGGTTACGAGCAAGCCCCGGCCCGAGAAGTACGCCCTGCACCACGACTGGCGCAACTTCCGCGCCGACGAGGCCAAGATTCTGCCCGCCTACGACCCGCTGAATCCCGCCAAGTTCGGCGACTGCCTGCTGCACGGCCGCGACTGGACGCCGGGCCAGAAATACTACGACATTCCGCCCTTCTGGGGCGGGCGCAAGTGGACGGAGGTCAGCAACAAGATTCCGCGCTTCCACAGCAGCGGCCTCGACAACGGCTACAACGTCAAGTACCACATCAAGATACCGATGGGCTACTTCGACCAGTTTGGCGAGGCCGACGCCCGCAAAAAGGCCGAGTTGGACCTAATGGCCAACATGAACGAGATGCTGGCCGGGGTCGAGAATACGGACAAGGTCTTCGTGAGCAAGTTCGCCGTCGATGCGGCCGGCAAAATGCTGCCGGGCTGGGAAATCGTGCCCATCGAGAACAAGATGAGCGACAAGGCCTACGACTCGGTGAACATGCAGGCCAACATCGCCCACACCAGCAGCCACGGCATCGACCCCTCGCTAGCCGGCATCGACACCGGCGGCAAGTTTGGCGGTAGTGGCTCCGAGAAGCGCATCAGCTACCAGCTGCACGTGGCCCTGCGCACGCCCCAGAAGCGCAAGATTCTGCTAAAGCCCTTCCAGGCGGCCAGCAAAATCATGGGCTTCAACCCGCAGCACTTCTTCGGCTTCGAGGACATCGATATCACCACCATCGCCGACAACCCCACTGGGAAGCAGAAGGTGGCTAACTCCTCCATGTAAGGCTATGCTATTCAATACGGTAGAAGAACTGCGCGCGTGCCTGAGCACCGTGCACAAACAGAACTCCAGCTCCCTGCTCAGCTACGTGGCCACGGCCGAAACGCTGCACCTGGTGCCGGCGCTAGGGGAGGGCCTGGTAGAGCAGCTGGGCAGCCTGCCGGCCACCGGCGGCGCGCCCCACCTGCTGGCCCTGCGCGACAGGCTGCGCAAGGCCCTGGCCTACTACGTGGTGCTGGAGGCGGCGCCCTTCCTGGCCACGGTGGTCAACGATATGGGCGTGACGGAGACGAGCGCCCCCAACGCGGCCCCCACCCGCCAGTGGAGCTACAACAACCTGGTGGAGGCGGCCTCGGCCACGGCCGACAAGCTCTTCGACGGCACCCTGGCCTGGCTCGACGCCCACGCCACCGACTACGTCGATGAGTTGGATTCGGCCGAGTACCGCAGCCGCAAGCGCCTGCTCATTGCCACGGCCGACGAGCTGGGCCAGTACGTGGCCACGGCCGGCAGCCGGCGCTTCTTCCTAGCCCTGCTGCCCACCCTGCGCCGGGTCGAGGACTTCGACATCGAGGACTTGCTCGGCGCCGACCTGCTCGAAGACCTGCGCGATGGGCTAGCCAGCGGCCTGCCGCCCACGCCGGCCACCCGTGAGCTGCTGCGCCTGGTGCGCCCGGTGCTCGCGCACCGGGCGCTCGCCCAGGGTGTGCTGAGCCTGAGCGTGGCCCTCACCGGCACGAGCCTGCGCCTGCTCTCCGACAACGAGGCCGTGCGCCAGCGCCAGGCGGCCAGCCCCGAGGCCCTGAGTGCCCTCTCGCAGCAGGCCACGGCCCACGCCGACCGCTACCAGGGCAAGCTCGCCGCTTACCTCGACCAGCTGCGCCCCACGGCCCCGCCCGTGCAGGCCGAGCTGCACGACAATTCCGGTAAACCTTCTTTCTGGGTCTAATGCTACGCTTCTACATTTCCGTGCAGGCCGTGGAGCTGGGCGCCGTCACGCTGGCCGGGCTCAGCGGCTTTATCGAGGCGCACGTGTGGTCGCCGGCCTACACCTACTATTTGCTCCTGGTGCTGGTGGTGCTGGACGTGCTCACCAACAACCTGCTCAACAAGAAGCCCCTGCGGCCCCGGGTGCTGGCCTTGCGCCTGGCCGGCTACACGGTCGTGCTGGCCCTGGCCCACGGCTTCGCCGCCCACGAGCCGGGGCTGGTGTGGCTAGCCCAATTGGTGCTGGCGCCCTTCGTCATCGTGCACCTGCGCCGGCTCATCATTGCCTTCGGCAAGCTGGAGCTGGTCGATGGCGACGTGGCCGAGCTGCTGAGCCGGCGCATCACGGCCCGCGCCGACCGCGCGGCCGAGCAAGAGGCCGAGGCCTTGCCTGCACCCGACGCCGCGCCGGCCGCCGTGGCTAGCCCCGAACCCCTAGCCGCCGCTTCCTAAATGCAAACCCTTCGCCTCGACGGGCGCCCGCACCGGGTGCCCGAAAACTGGGCCGAGCTCACGCCCGCCCAATTCTTCGCCGCCGCCCCGCACCTGGCCACCGACTCGCTGGCCGGCCGCCTGGCCGTGCTGCGCGCCTGGTGCCCCGGGCTGCGGCCCAAGGACCTGCGCCGGCTCACGCCCGACCAGTTGTGGGACGTGTGTACACTAACGGCCTGGGTCTGGAAGCAGGAGCTGGATACGGCCGGCGTCAGCGAGTTTACGCACCGCGGCACCACCTACTGCCTGCCCGAGCCGCAGCTGCGCGACGCCGAGGTCATCGAGTACGCGATGGCCCGCATTTACTTCCAGCAGTTTGCCCACCCGCAGCGCCCGCAGCCGGCCGCCCTCGATGAGTTGGTGGCCACGCTCTGCCGGCCGCTGCGCGCCGACCTGGGAAAGGTGAGCCGTGACCCGGCCTGGGACGGGCAGCGCCGCGAGCGCTACAACGCCAAGCTGGCCGAGAACCGGGCGAAGGAGCTAGCCGATGCGCCGCTAGGCGTCAAAATCGTGGTGCTGCACCACTTTCTCTCGGCGCAGCGCTTCATCCACCGCGCCTACAAGGAGGTGTTCAAAACGGTCGAGCAGCCCACCGGCCCCACGGCGGCCCAGGCCCGGCCCCGGCACAGCGACGGCACCGAGCTACTGGAGCTGCTGGCGACGCTGGCCGAGCGCGGCCTCTACGGCACCTACGAGCAGGTGGCCCACACGTCGCTGCACACCATTCTTTTCAACCTGGCCCGCGAGGCCCGCCACCGGCGCGCAGCCGAGCAAGACAACGCATGAAAATTTCCCCCCCAGGGCTCGCCCTGATTCAAGCCGTCGAGGGCTTCCGCGCCCGCTGGTATCGCTGCCAGGCCGGCCGCCCCACCATCGGCTACGGCCACGTCATCGTGGCCGGCGAGGAGCGCTACTACACCGCCACCCTGACCCAGGCCGAGGCCCTGGAGCTGCTGCGCCAGGACGTGGATAAGCAGTACGGCGCCCATGTGGCCCGGCGCGTGCACCGCGACGTGACCCAAAACCAGTTCGATGCGCTAGTGTCGCTGTGCTACAACATCGGCACCGGCGGCTTCGACAAGTCGAGCGTGCTGGCCCTGGCCAACGTCGGTGCCAGCACGCCGGCAGTCATCAAAACGGCTTTCGGGCTCTGGAACAAGGTAACCGACCCTCAAACCAAGGTAAAGCGCGTGAGCGCTGGCCTGACCGCCCGCCGCGCCCGGGAAGCGGCGCTTTACCTCTCCTAAGATGAAGTATCCCCTTATCAAAGAGCGCGATATACTGGTCTTCATGGCTGGCATGTGGAGCGCCGCTACGCTCGGTATTCTGGCCGTAGTGCTGCTGCTAGGCCTGGCTAGCTGCGCGGCTAGCCACCCGGCCGCCCCGCTGCCCCCGCTCGCGCCGGTGGATGTGGCCACGGTGCAGCACCTCGACTCGCTCACGCTGCAAAACTGGCTGCCGAGCGATTTGGCGGGCCTGCCCCCGTACCTGGTGCCGGCGCCGGCAGGCTCGACCCCAAAGCAGCGCCGGCAGTGGCAAAAGGCCCAGACCCGCAACCTGGCCCGCGCCGGCGTGCAGCCCACCAAAATCAAGAACAGCAGCGTGGCCAGCGCGCCCGGGGCCACGGCCATCAACCGCCCCGCCGCCCCGGTGGCCACTGGCAGCGGGGCGGCTACCGATGCCCGCAAGGCCGGCCAGCGCGGCGGGGCCTCGGCGGTCGGGCCCGGGGCGCTGGCCACGGCCACGAGTAGCCACGGCCCGCCCTGGTGGGTGTACCTGGTCGTGGCCGTGTTCGGGGCCGTGGGCTGGGAGCTACTCTCGGCCAAAGTGGCCCCGGTGCGCCAGCTGCTGCGGTGGCGCATCGCCTAAAAGCGGTGTTTTAGAAAGCCCTCGCTCCGCCCTGGAGCGGGGGCTTTTTCCGTCCTACGCGGGGCTAGCCCATTCTGCCATCTTGTTGGCATGGCAGAGTATCAAGATGAATTCAGGCGCATCCTCGACGAGGAAGTGGGCGACTACGCCGCCCGGGCGCTGGCCCTGCTGGCGCAGGCCATCCAGGCCAAGGGCCTCGTGCTGAGCGAGGAACTGCTCAACTCCCTGCGCATGCAGGTGGTGGGGGCCACGGCCCAGCACGTGGCCACGATGGGCATCCTCTTCGAGCAGTACGGGCGCATCAAGGACATGAAGGGTATTTCGCGCACCAAGGCCCCGCCCCTGGAAGAGATTGAAGCCTACGTCAAAAAGTTGGGCGTGAGTCACTTTGATTACGTGCCGGGCTACAAGCACGGGCAGTTTCCGCTGGCCAGCAAAACGGCCATCAACCGCATCGCCTGGGGCATCGCCCGGGCCAAAGTGCGCGACAACGACCAGGTCAAACCCAAGTCGTGGTTCAGCAAAACCTTTTACCAAACCATCAACCGCTTCATCGACGCCGTGACCCGCCGCTACCTGGCGGCCACCGGCACGCACATGGCAGCCAGCATTAAAATTTAATGGCACAGGTCAGACAGGATAACGTTCAGATAAAGCTGGAAATCGACGGTTCGCAGTCGAAAACCGAACTCGACAACCTCACCCGCCGGGCCCAACTGCTCCAGACGGGCCTGAAGGAAATGAAGCGCGGCACCGACGAGTACATCGCCGCTAGCAAGGAATTGCGCGAGGTGAACGCGCGCATGGGGGAGCTGCGTGATAAAATCGGCATAACGGGCCTTACCATCAATCAACTCGGTAAACTCAATTCGCAGCTTAACCGGGAGATAAAAGACCTGGTGCCCGGTACGGAGGCATTTATCACTAAATCCAAGGAGCTAACCGATGTGGAAATGCGGCTGGTCCAGGTGCGGGCCGAGGCCAAGGGCGTGAAGGACGAAATGGGCACCGCGGGCGGGGGCGTGGCCGAGTTCGTAAAAAAGGCCGTCGGCTTTGCCGGCATCCAGCTCGGGGTGGAGGCCGTGGTGGGCAGCGCCAAGGAACTGGGCAAGGAAATCTTTGCCACTACGGCCAAGTTCGAAACCTTCGAGGCGGTACTCACCACGGCCCTTGGTGACAAGTCGGCCGCGCAGTACGCCATGCAGCAACTGGCTGAGCTAGCAGCCACCACCCCGTTTTCCGTGGATGAGCTCACGGCCAGCTACGTCAAGTTCGTCAACCGCGGTATCGTGCCCTCGACGGCCGAGATGCAGAAGCTGGCCGACGTGGCCGCCTCGCAGGGCAAGAGCTTCGACCAGCTCACCGAGGCCGTGCTCGACGCCGGCACCGGCGAGTTTGAGCGCCTCAAGGAGTTTGGCATTCAGGCCAGCAAAAGCGGCGACCAGGTGAGTCTCTCGTTCAAGGGCGTGACCAAAACGGTGGAGAACACCCCCACGGCTATCAACGCCGCGCTGGTGGGCTTTGGGGAGTTGAACGGGGTAATGGATTCTACAAAGGCCATTTCCGAAACGCTCGACGGGCAGACCTCGAACCTGGGCGATACGCTGGACCAGCTGGAGGTGCAGATTGGCCAGGGCCTGCGCCCGGTGTTCGTGCTGCTGCTCACCACGGCCGGCCAGTTTCTGGACTTTCTCAAAAACTCGAAGGGACCGCTTTCGGCCTTCATCAACTACTTTATCGACCTCTACAACAACTCGTTGCTCGTGCGCGTGGCCGTGCAGGGCATCGTGGTTGGGTTTCAGAACGCCTACGCCATCGTGAAGGGCACGCTGGGCTACCTGATAACGGATTTGCTGGCGGCGGGCAAAGTCATCAAGGGCGTGTTCACGCTGGATTTTGGACTCATTAAAGAGGGTATCAACCAAGGGGCGCAGGGCCTGGTGGATGCCGTTAAAAAGACGGGCAGCGAGATTGG